GGGATGCCAACCGCACCGAACTAGAAGTGATGCGGCAGGATCGCCCCAAGGCCCCGGCCATCCACGCCGGCGGCGACGGCTCCCTGGTCTCGGCCGAGGTGATCGAGGCGGCGCTCTGCGGCACGCTCAACACGCCCGGCCGCGAAAAGCTGTTCTCCGAGAAAACCCTGGAGGCGGCCGACAAGAAGTATCGCCAGCTGGGCCTGCAGGAACTGATCCTGATGGCGGCGCACGCCGGCGGCTACACCGGCCGCACCACGATCACGCGCGACTCGCTGCCGGAGATTTTTCGGGCGGCGTTTACGCCGATTAACGCGGCGTTCAGCACGTTGTTGCTGCCGGGCATCTTCTCGAACGTGGCCAACAAGGAACTGCTGGCCGGGTTCATGGAGGAAGACCAGAGTTGGCGGGAGGTGTCGGTCACCCGCACCGTCAGCGACTTCAAAACGGTCACCAGCTACCGGTTGCTGGATGACATGGAATACGAGGAACTGGCTCCCGATGGCGAAATCAAACACGGCAAGCTGTCCGAGGAATCGTATACCCGGCAGGCCCGCACCTACGCCAAGATGTTCTCGCTGACCCGCGTGGCGATCATCAACGACGATCTCGGGGCATTTGAAGACCTGCGGACGCGGCTGGGTGCCGGCGCGGCCCGCAACTTCAACAGCGTGTTCTGGGCCCGGTTCATCAACAACAGTTCGTTTTTTACCTCGCAGCGAGGCAACTACATCACCGGCAACGATTCGGCGCTGGACGTGGATGGAACCGGATTGCAGAAGGGCATCCTGGCGTTCCGCAAGCTGAAGTCGCCCGACGGCAAGCGGCTGGGCGGCATCCCGAGCATCCTGCTGGTGCCGCCGGAGTTGCAGTTCATCGCCCAGCGGCTGTTCCAAAGCACGACCGTCAATACCGGTGGCAGTTCCACCAAGGACATGGTGCCCAACGACAACATCCACGCCGGCAAGTACCGGCCGGTGGTGGTCGACTGGCTGAGCGACACGTCGTTCACCGGCAACTCGGCCAAGGCGTGGTACCTGCTGCGGAGCCCCTCGATTCTCGCGCCGGTGGTGGTCAGCTTCCTCGACGGCATCCAAACACCGACGGTGGACGTGGCTGAAGCGGACTTCAACCAGTTGGGCGTCCAGTTCCGCGGCTACCACGACTTCGGGGTGGACTTCGCCGAGTACCTGGCCGGCATCAAGAGCAAGGGCGAAGCGTAAGCGGCGCCGCTATCCACAAGGAGCACCTTTATGGCAATCGCGCAGTTCGTCCACGATGGCCGAGCCATCGACTATCGGCCCGGGAGCGATGTCGCCGCCGGCGACGTGGTGGTGCAAGGCGACCTCATTGGGATCGCCAAATTGGATATCGCCTCGGGTGCCCTCGGTGCGCTGGCGGTGGAGGGCGTGTTCGACGTGGCCAAGGAGGCGAGCGGCGGTGTGACCTTCGCCGTCGGCGCGCCCGCCTATTGGGATACCGCGAATGAGGTCGCGGTCGCCAGCGACAACGAAGGTGCCAACAAGCTGCTGGGCAAGGCAGTATTGGCCGCAGGCGATAACGATGCCACGGTTCGCGTCCGCTTGACGCAGTAATGGGAAGCAACCTTGATGGCCGACCTGCTCGCCCACGGTTCGAACTGGCTCGAAAGCCAGCGCACCAAGCACTGCACCCGCGAGGTGACGTACTGGCGAGGCGGGGAATCATTCGCGGTGAAGGCGACCATCGGCCGTACCGAGTTCAAGAGCGACAACGGTGAAACCGTGCGAATCGAGTACACTGACCGCGACTTCTTGATCCTGGCTGCGGACCTGGTGCTTGCCGGACAACCCATCACGCCGAAGGCCGGCGATCAACTGCGGGAAACGCAAGGCGAAGCGACTTATGTATTCGAGGTCATCGCCTGGCGCTACTCCGATCCTTATCGCCAAACCTTCCGCATCGAAACCAAGCACGTGGAAACTGAGGCTTCAGGCTTCAGTCCATAGGCTTCAGGCAAAGGCAGCGGGGGCGAATCGATGAAAGATGGCCTTAACCATCAAGTCCGAAGCCTTTTCCCTAGCGTCTGAAGTCTGACGCCTGGAGCCTATTCGTGGCGACGATCAACAACATCGCTGACGCCATTGTGGCCGAGCTCAACGCGGCCACGTTTGGCCAGCCGGTAACGGCCGTGCGGCACTACCTGCCGAGCTTCGAACTTACTGAGATGCAAGCGCTGCACGTGACCGTCGTGCCCAAGAACGTGCTGCTGGCCGGCGGTGACCGCTCGCGCAGCCAGGGCGATTACAGCGTCGACGTTGCCGTGCAGCGGAAGTTTCAGACCGGCGACAACGCGGAACTGGATACGCTGGCCGATCTGGTGGAGGAAATCGCGGATCACTTTCGGGCCAAGCGGTTGTCTTCGTACCCCAACGCCGTCTGGCTGAAGACCGAACAGAGCGTGCTGTACGCCCCCGAGCACATGGAAGAACTGCGGCAGTTCACGAGCGTACTCACACTCACTTACCGGGTGCTCCGATGAGATGGTGGTTTGATCGAGCGATGTTCCTGTCGGTGATGCTGCTGCCGACGGCGATGGTGATGGGCTGCGCTGTGTGGCCGACTACCCGGCTTGTGGACCACGGCGACCGGATAGCACAGCGGCGGTTCGAGGCGATCGAGCGGACGCTATTGCGGATCGAGGCCAAGATCGACCAGCTGGGGAAACCATGATCGGCATCAAGTTTTCCGAAGCTAAGGGGATGTTCTTCGATCGCCCGGCGGTGATGAATGCCACCGATCGGGCCCAGCGGAAGGTGCTCAGCCGCTTCGGCGCGTTCGTCCGTCGCACGGCTCGCAGCAGCATCCGCAAGCGAAAGGCGGTTTCCCAGGCGGGCCAACCGCCCAGCAGCCACACCGGCCTGTTGAAGCGAACGATTTTCTTTCTGTACTCGCCCAATTCCCGCAGCGTGATCATCGGCCCGACCCTGCTGGGCAAAGGCACCGACGCCCCCCGCCTCTTGGAGCACGGAGATACGGTTATTCGCCGTCGACGCAAACGGCGGGTGCGGATGAAGTATCGGCCGCGGCCGTTTATGGGACCGGCCTTCGAGAAGGAACAGCACCAACTGCCCGCCCTGTGGCGGAACTCGGTCAAGTGATGAATAGGCACAAGGTTCAAGGCTTCGGGCTCTAGGGTTGGAAATGCACACCAAAGGTGGAACCCGACACTTCCTGAAGACTGTAGTCTGAAGTCTGAGGACTAATCATGGGCGTAAAGCTGGGAATGGACGCGAAGCTGTACCGCAACTCGGGCAGCTATGAGACACCGACTTGGGCCGAGGTGAAGAACGTCAAGGACGTGACGCTGAACCTGGAGGCTGGTGAAGCCGACGTCACCACCCGCGGCAACGCCGGCTGGCGGGCCAACATCGCCACCTTGAAGGACGCCAGCCTTGAGTTCGAGATGGTGTGGGATACCGACGACGATGATTTCTCAGCGATCCGCCAGGCGTTTCTGTCTAGTGGCGCGGTTGAGTTTGCGGTGATGGATGGCGACATCGAAACCGCTGGTTCGCAGGGTCTGCGGGCTACGGTGGCGATCACGGGCTTCAGCCGCAGCGAGCCTTTGGAGGAAGCCATCTCCGTGAGCGTAACGGCCAAGCCCACCTATGCCGACAACCCTCCCGAATGGATGACGGTGGAATAGGCGTCAGACGTCAGGCTAGAGGCTTCAGGAAGACGAACGCAACGAACGAATCAAGCCATTGAGAACTTTGGCCGTTTCCTGTGCCGCCGCGGCAAATGATTCGTAGTCCGGTTCGACGATGAAACCCAGGCGTTTGGCTAATGAACCTTGATAGTCCAATTCGCAGACCGAACCATAAGCCATCTCAAGAAAGCGAATGTACTCAACTTCAGAACTCCTAGCGCAGCCTTCCACGATGTTCGAAGCGGTTGAAATTGCAGCGCGGCGCATTTGCGAAGTCAGACCAAACTGCTCGGTCCGAGGAAAATCCATGGTGACTCGGTACGTCAGCAACACCAATGAGTCGGCTAGTTCGAAGGCGCGAAGCTTACGGTGTTCGCGCATGCATTCTCTCCTGAAGCCTAAAGTCTGGAGCCTGTAGTCTAACATGACCACGTTCAATGACACCACCGGCCGCACCTGGACGATCTCGATCAACGTCGATGCGATCCGCCGCGTGCGATCGCTGCTAAACGTCAACCTGCTGGACGCAGTGGATGGCAAGCTGCTGGAACAGTTGGTCGTCGATCCGGTCCTCTTGTGCGACATTCTGTTCGCGCTGGTAAAGCCCGAAGCGGATGCCAAAAACGTCACCGATGAAGATTTCGGCCGGGCGCTGGGGGGCGATGCCCTCGATCACGCGACGACGGCGCTGCTGGAGGGCCTGGCCGATTTTTTCCCCAGCGCGAAGGCGGCGGTATTCCGCCAAGCGATCGAGAAGCTACGGGCGCTGGAGAAACTGGCGCTGGACACGGCGGCCAAGCGGCTGGCCAGCGGCGAACTGGAACAGCGGATGCGCGAACAACTGGGCGACCCGACGCTTGGAAACTGATCCATCAGCTAGCCGGGATCGTCGGAGTGGACCCGGGCCCGTTTACGTTGCGGGAATTGGTCTGGATGGCCGACGCCCGACAACTTGACGAATGGAACCACACGGCGGCGATCTTGGCAATGCTGGCCAATACGCACCGCGATCCCAAGAAGACCCGGCCGTTCAAACCGGCCGAATTCCATCCCGGCACAAGGCCCCGGCCGCAGCACCCCACTGAGAAAGTCAACGTCAGCGTACTCAAAACGGTCTTCGTGGACCGGGCACCTTCTCCAAGGTAAATAGCGATGGCATCCGGTCAAGGCATCCGAGCGGGCAAGGCGTTCGTCGAACTGTTCGCCGACGACACGCGCCTGGTCCGCGGCCTGAAGGCAGCCGAGCAGCGACTCAAGGCATTTGGGGCATCGGTGCGCGCGCTGGGCGGCAAGGTCATGGCAGCCGGGGCGGCGATCGTGACGCCGTTGTTGGCGGCCGCCCATCAATTCGCTGGAGTCGGTGCGAACCTGGATGATCTTTCGCAGCGGACCGGCGTCTCGGCTGAAGCGCTTTCGGAACTGGGCCACGCGGCCGAGATGAGCGGTGCCAGCCTTGAAAGTCTGGCGGGGGCATTGTTCCGCATGCGTCGGCGGGTTGCTAACGCGGCCAGCGGCGGTGGACCGGCCGTGCGGGCGCTGCGGGAATTGGGCGACCAGGCCAAGGCGATA